TGTCAGCGAGTCGTTTGGTCCAGCCCAAGTATACCAATTGTAATCCTGTTCTTGGAATTTTGAGACATTAATATCTGAAAATGTTCTACCTAGTCCTGTCCTTAAAATAGTTTCTGCATTTCTTTCAAAGGCAGGGTAAATTTCAACCAACTCTAAGGCTAAATCTCTTGTTGGGATTCCTTTTGCTAAGTTGCCTAATATAGTTTTTTTTAAGTCTCTTGATAGAATATCTGTATTAGCTGCTAAATCATCTAAGATTAAATCTTTTTTGCGTGCGATAGCCTCTAAATCTCTTTTTGTTAGATTTATAGAATAGTTCTTAGCTAGGTATCTTTGAGTATCGTTTAAGAAGTCTCTAAAATCAGTCTTGGTGCTGGCAATGATACCTTTCATCTTTAAATCAATAGCTTTTGCAACTAGGCTTGTAGTTGTGTAAGGCTTTTTTGTTTCATTGATTTTAAGTGTCTCTTTAATTATCTCTTTTTTAAGCTTGGCAGTATCTTTATTTATCTGTATTGATACACCATCAATATTAGAGATAATCTTGTTAGATTCCTGTTTCTTTTTTTTTAAGCTATCAGTTGGCATACATTGAGAATGATAGTCGCAATAATCACTAAAGGGAATATCTTAAACTCTATCTTATATTTGGCTTTTTTAGCGTGCCTATAAGCAAGATAGGCTGATAAGGCAATTAATAGATTAAGTCCAACTAAAAGATTGATATTAACTAGGTTGTTGATTGCTTGGATTAGTTCCATTGTCCTCCTGTTGATTGTTATTAGAATCCTCTTCATTAGTCATTTCCTCGCCCATTAACTCCATAGAGTCCTCTTTCTTATCAGAATTAATTGATTTATTTTCTTCAAATAATCTAACTAACTCATCTCTATCTAAATCAGGGTTAAGTTCAGCCAGCCAATCAATGTAAGTTCTGACATTGTTTTGAATCTCAACCAACCACTCTTCTTGAGTCTTAGCAACAGATTCTTTTTCATCAAAATCAACCATCAATTCAACACCTTTAGGGATTTTGTACTCATTGTCTCTATTATGGACAGCGCACATAACTCTAAACAAATTCTGTTCATTTAGCTGCCAGATGTCTCTTTGTGCGTTTATTGTTGAGTAAAGTTCTTTTGTATCTTCCTGCTTGCTTTCTGCTGATGCTTTTGAATTAGTGGAAACTAAAGCGTCAAGGGGAATATCATATAAAGAATAGAGCATTTTCACATTGAAAATAATGCTTCTAATTATCTCATCAATTCTGCCTCTGTTTTCAAATTCCCCTATATCCCAGTTCTTACCTGCGTCCATTCCTGGAACATTATTGTTTGCGATAGATAGGTCAAGGAATCCTGTTGCGTCCATTACGCCATTTTCAGGCAATTTAAGGTTAATACCGTACTTTAGAGAAAAAGATGTGAATTTCTCTAAGTATCTTAGTTCGGTGATAGACATGTTTATTGACTTAATAAAATCAATAATATCAGTATCTTTTATGTCCCAGAAATCAGTGTAATCGCCACTTGATCTAAATACTACAAAAGGAGCGAAAATATCTCCCGCTTGTCTTGTGTCAAAGAGTTTCTCATATTCGTTAGAAGCGAGGTTTTCTGATGGCTCTGATTGACTTACTTTTTGATTTAAGGCAAAATTATCAACAAATACTTTTTGGTATGCTGTCCAGTTCTCAGTCTTATAAAAGGTAGAAGCTTTTCCAGCGATTAGATTTTCAACATTCTGAATGTAAGAAATCTGCTTTGCTTTGGTATTATCTTCTGCATCTCCATTAACTTGGCAGGTGTCATTAGGAATGAATAAAAGCCTAATCTTTCCGCCTTCGGTTATTACTTTATAAATTGAAGTAGAAAGTAGGTTCGTGTTTTTTTCAGCTTGCTTGATTGAATTAATAACCTTGTCATTGTAAAGCTCACAAAGTTTTTCGTAAAGTCTCGGATTAACAAGAAACTTTTCAGAGTCTCTGTTTCTGTCTTCTTCTTTGCAAATAACCTTGCCATCAATGTAAAACTTTCTTGATGGTTGAGAAGCGTAGATTCTTGACACTGAGTCAATAAATTTTTGCAACAAAGGTAAGCAGCGAGCTATATTATACATTTCTGTTTTTATATTCGCATTCTTAATTGTTGATCTAATGTATTTCTTAAGATAGTAAGCACCAAAACCAGAGTAAGTGTCTAATAGCTCAGTTGCATAATTCTTTCTTGTTGCCTCTGCAAGATTCTTTTGGCGCAGAACAGGTGTTAAGCTAATTAATTCAGTAGTAATTACTTTGCCACCTTGTTTTGTTGATTCTTGAGGTAAAAACCCATCGGAAATATTGGTCATAATATTCTTGGTTGATGTTGCGTTCTTGTGTCAATTAAAGGGAACTCAATATTTAAGAAATAGCCAAGAGCGTCAGAAATATGCGTTCTTTTTATATTACTCTTGTCCAGTTCGTTACCTTTTTCGTTCCAAGTAACTTGCTCCAAATCTTGGATTAAGTTATCGCAACTAGGATTTATTCTAATATAATCTTTATGCAATACAGCATTAACAGCATTGACCCTATCCCTAACAGAAGGGTTGCTTGAAGGCACTTTATATTGCACCGCTTTAAAATAGTTAGTAAATTTGTTATTTATTATCTGGTAGTTAGTCAAATTTGAACTTGCCGCTCCACTTCTACCCGAGGCATCACCATAAACAATAATATCAACATCATTTGGTAATCTTTTCATTACTTCATCACAAGCTTCATAAGTATTTGAGTGCGCTTTACTTACCCATTCGCCTAAGATTCTCACATTCTCGCTATTTAGTTTCTGACCCCAAACAACAGAATAAGGATACACATTGAAGTCAAAGCAAATAGCAACAGGATAACTGGCTTGATATACTTCTTCTTGCTTTAGAACGTGCTTTTGACGCTCAAAAGAGTAATAGACTTGACCGCTAGTAAGATTAACGAACTCGCCATTGAGATAAGCTTTCAGAAGTCTTTCATCATATTGCTGCCTTAACGAATCAATGTAATTTTGTGGTAAATATGGGTTGTCGGTGGTCTTTGCTTGAATTAATCTTTGACCTTCTTTTTTATTCTCAACAAAAATATTATATGTTGCTTTGTAGCCTTCGGGAGTTGTTACAATATAAAGTTGCGGATTATCACAACCACGCAAACGACCAATTATTTTTCTAAAACATTGCAAAGCTTTATTCATTTTAATTGTGTCAAATTCATCAATTCCAGCATAAGTTAAATTTGCTCCAACCATTCTGTCGGGTTGCTCAAGTGTATATATTCTAATATATCCGTATTTTGTTTTAAATCTGTTTTTCTGAACATTCCAATCATACTGAATATTGACTGACTCTAATAGCTCCTTAAAAGGCTCAACAAATAATTCATTTGCAAGATCAAGTGTTGGATAAATAATCCAGCCATTTGACACATTTTCATCAGTTCTTTTTTTGAAAATGTGATTAATTAAAGTTTTTCTTAAAAAACAAAATGTTTTACCGCTGCCAAAGCCAGCAACCAGTCCAAGTATTCTGCTTTCATCAATCAGAAACTCAAACTGATGCTTAATGTAATCCGCTGAATCAATCGTTAAAACATTGGACACTTACGAGATCCTCCATTCCTTTCTGCATCTTGCCAGAATAGAAATAGCGACATTCCTTACCTTCTTCGTATCTTGTTTTATAATAAGGAACTTGCGCCATTGCTGCATTTGATGCTAAAATTAGGATTAAGATTAACTTTTTCATATAAACCTCTTTTTGTTAAAAAAGTAAGCTTACTTCTTATTCTTAATTAAGTCAACTGTAAAGTCTGCGCTTGCTCCTAAGCTAGTCGCTTTTAGTCTTAAATTTAATTGTTGAAAAGGTAAAATAGAATAAGACGGGAAAGTGATAATATCATCAGTATTAATCCAGTCGCTATCTGTTGCATCATCAAGAGCAACGGAAGGGTCTAATGTTTGAAGATTCATAGAACCGCCATCAAGAGTACCAACGAATCTTAAGGTTGATTCAACTAAGTTGGTATAGTCAGAGCGAAAAGCTTCAGATACCGCCGTTCCAGTTCCTTGCTCTTCTCCGTCAAATAATCTAGTGTATTCCATATATTTTTTTAAATTTTCGTTTTAGTTTAAATAAAGCTCTTTTCAAAGCCCAGCGAACTTGCATTTTAGAGATTCCTAATTCTTCAGATATTTCATCTAAAGACATGTAGTAATCCATATAAACTGCTTTTCTGCGCTTTTTTTTAGCCATTTGAAATAAAAATATGTTACTTTAATTTTACTTCGCCGTTGTTAATAATTTTTAATTGCGTAAAATCAAGTTCTTTTCCATCTTTTCCAGTTGACTCAACTCTTGTAGAAAATTCTTCTTTCGCTTTTCTTTCTAAATACCATTTTGCAGTCAAAATATCTTTTTCAACTATCTTTTCATATACAGCCTCTTTAGCTAACAGCAAAGGATTATTCTTCAACCAAGTAATTCTTTCAACAAACTTTGGATTCTTATTGCAGTAGTTATAAAAAGCTTGATGAGAAACTCCAACAAAATTGTAGGCTTCGTAATCATTATATCCTTTGGCAAAGCACTCTTCTAGTTTATTGATAAGCTGAGGTGTGAATAATGTGGGTCTTCCGCCTAAATTCTTCTTTTTCTTCTTTACCCTATCCTTGGTCATTATTTCTTTTTCTTTGTTTTAGATTTAGTATCCTTAGCCACACTCAAAGCA